GACAGGGGCGGGCGTACGGCCCCCTTTGCTCGATTGCGTCTTGCGCGGCCTCCGTTTTCTTCTCCGGGCGCAAGATGCGGGCTCAGGCTTGTCACCACATTCCGAATAGGGAACTGATGATGTAACAATTTCCTCTCCAACCACGAAATCAACGCTAGCTTGTGGGGCAGGCTTGGTTTGCTGACATAGTGGTGGTGAAAGGAGCTCCTCGGGGCATCGGGCGGAATCCAACCACTCGTCGAATCGACTTCTGTCAAATTCGGGTAACAAGCGACTGAATTCCACATCCATCCATCCGCCAACATTTTCATTGGGGTACTGGACGGATTTTTCAAACTTGCTCCACCAAGTACCGACGCCAAGAGCGCGCCCGGTGCTAGTGGGTTCGTGCAAAAGCACGCGTTTGCAAAGTGGTCCGATGACGGGGGTGTTACCATCCGTTGCCACATACGACCGCGCCTTTTCAACCAACTTTTGGAAAGGCGTGACTGTGTGAGGCAAGCGAACCGTAACGTGGAGCTTGCTGAGCTGTCGAGCAACATCACACATACTATCAAGGCTACCTCCCCAGACTTCTGGAGAATAGTAGCGTGCAAGGAAGTTGACCCCGCTATCTCCTCGGTACACCAAATGGGCCTCCAAGACCAGTCCGACGCGTTCTGCTGCCCACAAATGTTGTGTGGTTTTGAGATTAGCATCGAGACCGTCGTCGCCCAAGTGTATTCCGAGGCGGGCAAATGCCGCCTGCGGGTCATTTCCTTGCTTGCGGAATGCAAGATAGGACGTGAATGTAGCTCGTAAGGTTTGGAACAGGCTGGTGGCAGAGCAGCCTGATCCATGCGATGATCCTTGCTCGAATGTTGTTCCATTTGGGAGGATGCCGTAATTATCAGCATTCCTCTTTAACAATTCGTTCAATTCCCCCTTGTGGTTTGCAAAGGCCTTCATACAAACCGCACGGTCAACCTGACGCAAGCAATATGAAATGGTTCCGTCCATACGATGATAGTCAGAAACATTCACAAACTGCGCCCCCTCGCAAATTTCCGCCACACGCGTGGCGATTTGCAAAGGATTCTTGCCGGGACCATACCACGGAAACTGCTTACAATGCTCAGATAAGGATAAGGCAAATTGGGCCATGCGCAGCTTATCCACATCATTGTAGGTGGATATGTTGCGCGGGTCTTTAGGTCCCTGATAAGCCTCCGTCTTAATAAAACATTTCAATATCCTTTTCGTTAAAGGTCCGTTGACACAGGCCTTACGCAAGGAGAGTTTCTGGGCGGGGGTTGTCTGCTTTTCCGCCACAGTGGAATAGCAGACAGGTGCAAGGATCGCTCCTGCGACGACGAGTCCCGCAAACTCGTCTATGCACTGATCTCTGAAAGCACTAGGTGCTGGTTCCTTCTTCTTAAGCTGATTGATGCGCCCTTCGACGCACCTCTCTTCCGCATGCTTATTAGGAACGGGCACATATGCCTCATTGACCAGCGGACTCATGAACGCCTCCATTTTCGCGCGCGCGTTCGGGTCATAATCTTCAGGTCTGAACTGATATGACCGAACGGCCCGTTCAACAGGATACACTACGGGTACGGGTACCGGTTCGCTGTTTCGATGATATTCAGTCAAAACAGCGGCACTCTTCTTGTCCCCTTTACCTTCGACGAGCCAGCTTGCCGCGGTGGGTAACATCAATTTGTTACTATCCAACCGTGCGGCAGCAGCTATCGCCTGGTCCTCAACTGCTGGTACGGTGGCACACAATTCCTGCCCTGGTCTAGCAGTTGTAATATATGTGCCTGTACGTCTTTGGATCTTAAACCGGATAAAATTCTCACCAGTCCTCGTCTTGACGACAGGATCAAACCTGGTGAGTTGTCTTCCGGAAGCAATGCGCATGCTAGAGCTGCACAATGGAACCCAAAGATTCGCATTGGAGCTAACAACAGCAGCTGGCGGTGTGGGCCGACTTGTTTCCTTTCGACAGAATACGCAACAGCATGAATGGGTATACCGCAAAACTTGCGGACAGCCAAGATGCTGTCTGAGGCGTAGTTCCACAACTTATGGTGATAACATCCTCCTCCGGCAACCCAAGTTGTCAGGTTGCCTTCGCCGTCGAAACAAAAGCTCGTGTCAGACTCACCGCTTGATGCCGCGGATTCAGGAACAACCGTGTACATAATGATTGGCCGGACCTGCTTAGACAGCAAGGTTGGCATATCCATATAGTAATCGACATCGCAAATATATGCTATGTCTTCCGGTCGCTCCGACTCAACGCGGTTATCAGCATTGGTGTCTTTTGTCCAATACCACTGGCGAGTACCCCTCAACGCCTTCCTTTGGTCGGCCTTCGACATCCCATGGATGAAGAGGCCGGCCCCACAGTAACGCGCAATAGCACGTACATGGTTCGTGGCGGATGTCCTCAAGCTAGCGGCAAGAGCATGTGTGTGGCCTGGCGTCTGAGCAACGCTCTCGACCACAAGATTTGTGAATGCGTCTCTCACCAGGTCTGAACCAATTACAGGGTCCTGGGAGAGGGCTTCACACAGCTTTGAGAGGCCAGCCCTAAGGGCCTCCTTCATCTCAGCTGACTTCAACAAGAGAGCTAGAGTCACTGTAGACCCGAGCGCTACTACAACGTATTCTCTCATTGGCATCGATTAATGTCAATCGGACGATAAAA